TAGCCTTCTTCTCCATCGACGCCTTCTCTACGCTTGCCAGCACATAGTCGTACAAGTTCTTTTGATGGAAGCCACCAGCCACGATGTTCTGACTAGCCAGCCACTTGAGAGTTTCGTCCTTACTCACGATTGATCGCTGTGGGAAGTTGAGCGTTATCACGCCCTCGGGGCGTACAGCCGCCATGTGAATCAGATGGTCGTTCTCCTGCTTGAGCAAGTCAACCACAAACAAGTCGTAGCCAAGCAGTTGTACCTCTTTGGTTATCTTCTTGCCCTCGCCGTCCTTCTCCTCGACTGTGCGGTAGATGCCGCCATTCTTGCCATAACTAAAACCGCGTGGAGGCACGGGGCGGGTGATGGTTGGCGCTGTGTCCTTGACGCCTTCTTCGTCGAAGTCCTCATCAAAGTCCTCGTCGACTGACTCCGGCTCAGGTGTGAACGTCTCAAGCGAAATGGTCTTCTCGGTGTTGTCCGTCTGAATCTCACGCCCAAGGATGAGCGGATTGGTGATCTTGCCCCAGTGTGGGCAGTTAGGGCAAACCCCTAGATTCTCTCTATCAATCTTTGCACAGGCATAGGGACCTTTAATCTCTGCCAACTTCTGGTGCATGCGCTCCATCGGGTACGGGTGCATGTTGCTCAACTCAATCGCATGCTCCATGCCGTCTGCGCACTTCTGCGTCCATGACAGGATGCCACGCCACACAGGTTCTTTGCCATCTTCTGTGGCTGTCGCTATGTAGTCGTCGATCTGGGCACAGCCCTTAGCGCGGATGTTGGCAAACAACGTGATGCTGTTCTCCACCAGTTTGACTTGGTTGGCGTCAGGCTTACGGGTTGGGCGTGTGCCCTCAATCTGCTCACTAGGCGTGGGCATGACGGGGGCGACGAGATTGCCATACAAGACCTTGGAGAAGTCCTCCAGATTGAAGATGTCGCCTTCCTGCAGTATGCGCACAGGGCGCGGCGTCGTGTACTTCTTCTTGAAGTTGGTTGTCTCCGGCACCCGTAGGATACGGGCGAGGTCAGCGGACACACCTTCGTCTATCTTGAACCCTTCTTGCTTGCACAGTTCTTTTAAGTTCTCTGCAAGAGGTTGCCAAATAGATGCGGGGATGGAATCCGCCAAAGGCCAGTAGACATGAAGTCCACCGCCAGAGTCCACCACCCAAGGGTTGCCGAGTTTGTTAAACCCCGTCTTCTCAAGGAACGCGTCGAGCGCTAGAGCCGCTTGCTTCTTACTGGCATAGCCGTCTAAGTCCACAAAGAACGATCGTACGAACTGGGCGTTAGCCGTGCCGCGCTTCTCGTCGAATGTGGAGACTGCGTAGAAGCAGTCGTAGTTCAGTTTGTGCCAAGCGTCTACCTTGGCAACGATGTCAGCAAGGTTGTCTGCATAGAAGTGCTCCTTCTTTTTTGTGAGTTCTACCGCGCAATATAGGCCTTCGCCAGAGGACGGCAAAACCACCGCTAGAAAATCAGCGGGTGTCATGTGTATCCTTTGGTTATTGGTTGGCTATTGCTACGCCAGCGGCAAAGCCTTCTTCAAAGGCCTCTTCGTATATTTTGTTTTGTGCACTGAGAAGCGTATGGTTCTGGTCTACCAAGACTGCCATGCGTTGTAGCAACACGTTGCCCCAAGACTCTGACAGACCTTTAGGGTTTTCCAGTAGCGCGTAGAGCAGTATTTCATTGTCACTCAAGGTCTCAGGTCGAAGGTTTTGCATGTTGTTCTCCAAGCCGCGTCGGCATCGTGCGAAGTTTTTAGTATAGAAAGAAGCGACTCGACAACAGGTCGATACGCCACGAAGACCTCACCCCCCGCAAACCAGTTGTAGACAGACTGGCGCGATGCGCCAGTAGCCTTAGCAATCTTAGTCACGGGGAAATCAAGGTGCACCGCCCAACGCCCAAGTTGGTTTCCCAAAGTCTTAGGCGCTTTCTTAACGGTGTCTATGATCTGCGGTGAGTAAGCCATTACTCCTCGTCCCAATCGTCGACCATAGCGGCTAGGTTGCTTTTCTTGGCGGGCACGGCACTTGGCTTCTTCTCTTCCTTGCGCACTGTTGGCTCTTCGTCGCTTTCCTCCACTGGATCAGGTTTTTTCTTAGCCTTTGGCGCAGGGGCTGGGGCTTCTTCCTCGACAGGGGCGGCTACGGCTGGCACCTTGTCCATCTTTGCGACAGTCATTGTGATAGCGCTCTTGGCTTCGGGCGTGTTGCCTTTGGCTTGGCAGATTTCATTCTCGTCGTCAGTCAACCAACGCATAGTCTTGAAGAACAACTTAGGTGACTCTGACTTGGTGTCGAAGCGCATGCGGGTGATGACTTCGCTTGGGTCAATGTTCTGCGCTGTCAACCAACGAGCGTACGCCTGAAGTGGACGATTGTCTCCGTCTTCCTTACCGAACACAGATGTGGCGGGGGCAGTTAACTGAAGAACATCTCCGTCCATATCATTCGCCAACACTACGGCAAGACGTTGCTGATAACGGCAAGCACGGCTATTACCCTGACCAGAGCCAGCGACGTTCTTTTCACACGCAGCGCAGGTAGATGCTTGTGGGTTCTCTGCATCGGGTGCGGGCTTGTCTCCGTCTTGTGACCAGCAGTCAGGGGAGATTGCGCTTGCGCCGTCATAGGACTTGGCATACCACACACGGCTAACTTTAGGTGCGGCGTTAACAACCACCACGTCAAGGTAGCGCTCTTCAATCGCCGCGACTTCTTTGCCACCGGCTACCAAGCGGAACACACCGCCCTTGATAGAGATACGCTTACTGCCACCACCGGCACCGCCACCGGCTAGGGCTTTGGCTACTGCGGACAACTCACCGCGCTTCTTGGCGAAGGCGGGTACTTGGGACGGGTTAAATACTGCTACGTTTGTCATAGTTATTCTCCTTTAAGAAAGTTTAAAAATATTTCGGCGTTGCCGATGGTTTGTTGGGCGGTTGACATACCGCCGTTGTTTTTGTGTAGGTTCATTGCATAGCCTAGTGCGCTGTCACGCAACCATCTATCGCCTTGCTCTCCTTCAAACACAGAGGCTACTGCCACTGTTTCTTCTTGCGGGGCTACCGCTTCTTTTGCTTTTGTCATTTTGTGGGTTTCCTTACAGATATGCCGTACTCGGTCATCGAGTTCAGTCCGGGGGGTACAACTCCGGGGTTCTCTTCCAAGAAGCGTTTCATGTTGAGTTGCGATATGCGTTGTTGAACTAAGTCAAGCGCGTCGTACTGTTTCATGAACTCCTTGAACGAGTCCCAGTCTTGTGTGTTGTAGTTTGTCGTTGTAGACAACACTACTGTGCCTTGGTCTGTGCGAACAGACTTCACACCAAGTTTCAACATCTGGTCTTTGAGTGCGATCTTCACAACTTCTTGTTGTGCCTTAATGGCTTCAACTTGTGTCTCGTACTCGCGGGTCAACTGTTGAACCTTAGCCGCCATCTTGCGATAGACCTTGGCTAACTTATCCATCGGCACAGAGGCGATCTCCTCTGCATCGAGCGAGGGCGGTGCCTCGACTTCATCATCAATATCAATCATTTTGCTTCTCCTATTATTTGTCTAGTGTTTGACATCATACACACAGTTTTGTCCAATGCAACTCCTTTCTTTAAAAATATTTTTAACCTCGCATTTCTTCTGCGAACATGTCAGTCAAAAGAATACTGTCGTTAACTTTTGTGTTCATCGCCTTGAAAAGTTTTTTCTCTATCGGGCTTGACTCAATGTGTACCACAGTAACTTTGTCGGAATCTTGACCTTTACGATCGGCGCGTGCTATGCACTGCACATACTGCTCAACGCTCATCAACGGACCGAAGAACACAACTGTGTCAGCGGCAGTTAGGGTAATCCCGTGTGCCGTCGCTTGCGGTTGCATCACCAGTACGCGGATGTTGTCCGTCGTCTGAAAGTCGTTGATGATTTGTCCGCGCTTAGACGCAGTCACGTCGCCGTGAATCTGTCCTACGCCATAGCCTTGCTTGGTTAGGTGTGTGACGATCGTGTCGATGCTTGAGCGAAACAGCGCGAAGATGATGACCTTACGGCTAGTCTCCTCCAGTATCTCGCCGAGCACATTGAGTCTAGGGGCGGCATCGAACTCAACAACCTCCCTATCGTCTGTATACGCGGCACCACAACTAATCTGCAACAACTTACTGACCACCACACCCGCGTTGACTGCGCTGATAGTTTCACCCGCCGCTTGTGCAAGCATCTGCTCTTTGAGCAGTCGGTAGTATTTGTTTTGTTGCGGTGTCATGGGCACCTCACGCGTCACCGTGATAACAGGGGGCAAGTCAAGACATTGTGCTTTTGTAAAACGTATTGCTGGTTGAAGTGCCATGAATACTTTTTCTCTTGCGTCTGGCTTTGGTGCCCACTTAAACATCGTGATCTTGTTCATGACCTTGTCGCGCCATGCAGTTTGAAACTTAGGCACACCGCTTGGATTAACTAAGCGTGCAAGACCATACGCGTCCACAGGTGACTGCGATGCAGGAGTACCCGTCATCATCCACAGGTATGTCTCAGGCTTGATGATTGACGCCAGTGCTTTCCATCTGCGTGTGCTTGGGTTCTTGTATGCGTTGGCTTCATCGACG